GTCGCGAATCTGATCCGGGTGTAGATCTGTAAAATTTGGGTTTATCCATGTAATGACCAGTAAATACGCGGAAACTGTACCGAAACTGGGCGTAGCGAAAAAGCGCACCTACGTCACCGAAGGCCATCGGTTGATCTGCGAGCTGCCGCAAACGGTCGTGGGGATCGCGAAGCGGCTCGCGGTGAACCAGCCATCGGTGTCGCAGTGGCGCTCGGGGCACATCGCGCCCGGCGTTCGAATGCGCGACAAGATCGAACGCACGTACAAGATTCCTGCCGCGTCGTGGGACCGCGTGCCGCTCGGCGCGGTGCCCTCGCAGCCCGACAACGACAACGACGACGTGCCTGACGAGGATGAGGACCGCGACACCAAGCCGGCTACCGACGACGACGCCGATAGCACCGATCTCGACATTCAATGGCGCAGGCTGATCAAGGCGATCAACAAGCAGCTACTGAACCCGAACATCCTCGCCCGCGAACGCATGGCGCTACACGAGCAGCTCACCAAGGCACTCGAGAAGCGGCGCCGGTTCCAGCGCGAGCGCGAGATGCTCGAGGACCGCACCATTCGCGAGCACCCGAAGTGGCAGCGGCTGAAAAACGAGCTCACGGACGCGCTCCTACCCTTCCCCGAGGCCGCGCGCGCCGTCGAAGCTGTGATCGTGCGCTTGCTCGGCAGCGGTGACGACAACCGCGACGAAGACGACCTATGACCACCAGCGGCGCCCGCGAGCTCGGCAAACGCCGCGACCGCTTGCCCGGCGCGCCGGCCGCAGGGGAGCCCAAGACCTTCGTTGCCGACTTCGGGATGACGTTCATTCCGCGAATCCATGCCGCGGCTGGCATCCAGTTCCCCTCGCCGCACTACCAGCAAGACCCGGTCGCGTTCTGTCGCGAGATCCTCGGCTTCGAGCCGTGGGCACGGCAAATCGAGATGCTCGAAGCCGTCCGCGATCACAAGCGTGTCGCGATCAAGAGCGGCCACAAGGTCTCCAAATCGCGCACAGCCGGTTCACTCGCTCTCTGGTTTTACTGCTCCTTCGACCACGCCCGGGTAGTTCTCACCTCCACAACGAGCCGGCAAGTCGACGCCATCCTCTGGCGCGAAGTGCGGATGCTGCGCGCCGAAGCCGGCAAGTGCGTCGACTGCAAGCGCCGCGAGAAGGAGGCGAAAGCGCGCGGCGAGCGGCTCGTGATTCCCAAGCCGTGTCCGCACTCGAGCCTGATCGACGGGGAGCTTGCGGAAACTGCGCGCTCCGGTCTCAAGTCCGACGACTTTCGCGAGATCGTAGGCTTCACGGCAAAACAAGGCGAAGCTGTCGCGGGCGTGTCCGGCGTGAACGTCCTGTACATCCCCGACGAAGCGTCCGGCATCCCCGACAAGATCTTTGAGGCGATCGAGGGCAACCGCGCCGGCAATGCGCGCGTCGCGATGTTCAGTAACCCCACGCAAAACGCCGGTACCTTCTACGACGCGTTCAACACCAAAGCGCGCTTTTTCAAGACGCTCACCATCTCGTCGGAGGAGTCGCCGAACGTTGTCGCCGGCTACGACGTGATCCCTGGCCTCGCGTCGAAAGAGTGGCTCGACGAGAAGCGGGAGGAATGGGGCGAAAACAGTTCGCTCTGGAAAATCCGCGTCAAGGGCGACTTCGCGGAGCACGAGCAGGGCAAGATCTTCTCGGTGCACACCATCGCCGAAGCCGAGCGCCGATGGAACGACACGCCGAGCGAGGGACGCCTGTACATCGGCCTCGATCCCGCGGGTGAAAAGGGCACCGGCGACGAGATCTGTTTCTTCGTACGCCGCGGGCTCAAGGCCATCAAAAGCAGTATCCATCGCGGACTCACAGAAGACGGCCACCTGATCCAACTGCTCGTGCTGATCGGCCAACACAAACAACCACGCGAAACGCCCGTCGTCGTCGTCGATTCGGACGGTTCTGTCGGCAGTAAGGTCTACCTCGCGATTCGTAACTACTCTGACGAGCACCCCGGCGAAATGGAAGTCGTTCGCGTTCGAGGTAGCGATAAGAGCCAACGCCAACCCGAGCTGTATCCGAGCATGCGCGACGCGCTCACGGCATCCTTGGCCGCGTGGTTCGACGCAGGCGGCGCCATTCCCGAAGATACGAAGCTCGAAAAGGAACTGCACTCGATGGAATGGAAGCAGCGCGCCGATGGCAAGCAAAAGGTCACGCCGAAGGACCAACTGCGAAAGACCCTCGGCCGCTCGCCCGATCGTTACGACGCGCTCGCCCTCGCCACGTGGGAGCCGCTGTCGTTGCGCATGGAGACGTCCCTCCATGAGGCGCTGCTCGCCGCGAAGAAACTCGCCGCCGACCCTTACTCTCGCGGCGGTGCCATGGATCCCTACGCGGCGTCCAAGTCTTGGGAGCGCCGGTAAATGACACGCGGCCGGCGAGCTCTCTTGTCGGTTCTGCAGATCTTGCCAGAGAGCGAGGTGGCGGCGCGTGTCCATGTCTCGCAGGCGGCGGTCTCCTATTGGGCCAGTGGCCGCTATCTGCCGTCGAGCCGCGCGCGAGTCGAGTTAGAGGCGCATTGTGAAATCGCTGCACATTCTTGGGATGTGTTGATAAACCCATAAAACGCCACTGATCGCCGCTGTATAAGTCCGCAGACTGCCAGTCCATGACCTGATCCCGGCCAATGGGCCTACGGCAGACACTCCAGCGCGCATCGGCGGCACTGCTCGGTTTGAGCGTGTACGACTCGGCGCCGCCGAACGTGGCATCGCCGAAGGACGTGGAAGTCGAGCGCGCTCGTCGGCTCTACGGCGGACAGATTCAACTACTCGCGCGCACACAAACGCGCTGGTACATGAGCGACCTCGAAACCGCCGAGCTCGCCGCCGACGCCGGAGACCTGAACTTAGCCGGCCAGCTCGTGCGCGCGTGTCGCCGCGACGGCGTGATCAGCGGCGTGCTGTCGACGCGCACGAGCGGCCTGGTTCGATTGCCGAAGCGCTTTCGCGGGGACGCGGAGATCATTGCCGCGCTCGAGGTCGGGCACGGACAAGTGCGCTCGGCCTTCGACGAGATGTTCCCGCCGCAGGAGTTGGCCACGCTCGCCGCGGACGGAGAGATGCTCGGCGTCGGGTTCGGCGAGCTCGTGCCGGTGCAAGGTCGACAGCATCCTAAGTTCGTCCGCCTCGATCCCCAGTTCCTCACGTACCGGTGGCAAGAAAACCGCTGGTACATGCGCTCGATCGTTGGACTGATTCCGATCACGCCGGGCGACGGGCGCTGGATTCTGCACTGTCCGGGCGGCCTCAACTCGCCGTGGGGCAACGGTCTGTGGAAGAGCATCGGCCGCGCGTACATCCGAAAGGAGCACGCCGCGCTTCGCAAGGATGAATGGGAGGCGAAGCTCGCCAACCCCGCTCGTGTCGCCGTTGCGCCGGCCGGCGCGGTCGAATCGCAGCGGAACGACTTCTTCAGCCAGGTGATGGCGTGGGGCATCAACACGGTCTTTAGTCTCACGCCTGGATGGGACGTGAAGCTCATCGAGAGCAACGGCCGCGGCTACGAGTCGTTCTGCAAGACGATCGCCGCTCAGAACGAAGAGATCACCATCTGCATCGCCGGCCAGACCGTCACGACCGACGGCGGCACCGGATTCGCGAATGCAGACATCCACAAGTCGATACGTGCCGACCTGATCAAGGCGACGGCCGATAACCTTGCCTACACGATCAACACGCAAGGCATTCCGGTCTACGTCGCCACGGTGTTCGGCGAGGACGCGATCGCACGCTCTCCCGTCGTCGAATGGGACGTGACGCCGCCGAAGGACCGCAACGCTGAAGCTCAGGCTCTACTCACCCTGGCACAGGCGATCACGCAGCTCGACGCGGCGCTGGCCCCGCACGAGCGCGAGCTCGACATTGCAGCGATCGCCAACCGCTTCGGCCTTCCGATCCTGAACGACGTCAACGGCGACGGCGTGCCCGACGTGCAAGCGAGCGACGACGACGACGGGCCGCGCATGCTTCGGAGGGTAGCCTAATGCGCCGTCGCTTCGACCGACCGGGGAACCTCGTCCTCGATCCTAAAGCCTTCCTGATGTTCTTCGAGGAACCGGAAGAGCCGGTCAACGAGGAGCTTGCGGGCGGTGAGATCGAAGTGGTGAGCGTGTGCGGGCCGCTCGTGCATCACGAGGGCGGATGGTTCGATAGCTACGACGCGATCGTGAGCCGTGTCGAGTCCGCGTGCGCCGGCAAGGCATCGACAATCGTCTTACGCGTCGACTCGCCTGGCGGCGACCTGAACGGCTGCTTTGACGCGTCGCGTGCCATTCGCGAGCGTTGCGCAACCGCAGGCAAGCGCTTGGTCGCGCACGTCGAAGGGCAAGCCTGTTCTGGTGGTTACGCACTCGCGAGTGCCGCGCAGGAGGTCGTGATCGGCGACACGGCCGTGATCGGCTCGATCGGCGTCCTCAACACGCGCCTGGACCTCAGCGCCGCCGATGCCGCCTACGGCAACCGGTTCGCGCTCACGATGAGCGGCAAGCGCAAAGCCGATGGGCATCCGCACGCGCGACTCACCGACGACGAGCTCGAAGCGACTCAAACGCTGATCAACTCGCTCGCTGGAGTCTTCTTTCAGCTCGTGTCCGAGCATCGCGGGGTGGACGTCGAAGCTGTGCAGTCGCTCGAGGCAGGACTCTTTCATGGTGTCTCGGCGATCAGCGCCGGGCTTGCAGACCGAGTGCAATCGTTCGACGCGCTGATCGCGTCGCTCGCCGCGGGAGAAGGAGCAACGGATATGGCGACCAAAGTTGAGACACCAGCGGTAGCGCCGAAGGTCGGCAACATCGACGACGCTCGCGCGGCGCTCGAGAAGGCCGCCGAGGGTGAGGGCGAGGACGCCGAGAAGGCAAAGCGCGCACTCAAAGCGCTGGACGCCGAGCCAGAGGAAGACGACGACAGCGTGTCCAAGTCAGACGGTGACGACGAGGACGAAGACGACAAAACGTCCGCGCGCGCGAGTGCCGGCAACACGGTAGCGTCGTCGACGGCGACCGAGCTCGCCATCAACGTCAACACGCTTGCCAGGCGTGTCGTCAAACTCGAGCGCGAAAAGGAGGACGTCGAACGTCGCGAGTTTCTCGCGTCGCGGTCCGACCTGAACGCCGAGCTTGTAACAGTGTTGCAGACGAAGCCGCTCGCCGAAGTCAAAGCGATCGTCAACGCGATTCCGAAGTCGGAGACGCCAAACCCTGCGGCCGGCGCTGTTGTGCAGTCGACGCGCGGCGAGGGGCAACAGTCACCGACCGATGGCGGGCTAGTCTCGTCGCCGGAGTTTGCCTGGATGGATCGCAAAATGGGGCTTGCGCCGCAAGTCGGCGGTGTGCGTCGCGAGGGAACGTCGCTCGTTTTCCGCACCGGCGAACCCGCCGCAAAACCAGCGGCTAGTGCAGCCGTGGAAGGGACCGCGAAATGACTGCTCTACTGCAAGGCCGCGCGCGCATCTTCGATCGCTGGACGCACCGACAGTTCCCGCTGGCCGTAGGGAACAAAGCCTGGCAAGGCGGCCAGTGCGCGATCGACCTGTCGACGGGCAAGGTCGAGCCGGCGCACGCCGAGCTCGATCTATTCGTGTTCGGCACCTTCGACGAAACCATCGACGCGACGGCGGCCGAGGCACTCGTAAACTGCAACTTCGGCATCGAGATCGAAGTCGAGTGGCTCGAGAACGACGGCAGTATTAGTCCGACGAACGTTGGCTCACTCTGCTACGCCGTCGACGATCAAACAGTCAGTCTGAACGGCGCGGGCAAGTCGGTCTCGGGCCGCGTGTGGTCTGTCGAACCGCAAGGCGTGGCAGTGCAGCACTTGCCAACGCTCGGCGGTTCCGGCGTCGACGCACCGGCCGGCACCAATGCGCCGAGCTACGCGGCACCGGCGTACGTCTCGAACGAACTGATCATCCCAGCGTCGGCACCGTCCGGCGTGCTGATCGGCGTCCCGACGACGACGGGCGCTAGCACCGTCACGCTCCCGGCCGCGCCGGACGACGGCGACGCGCTGACATTCTTCGCTGACGGCGTGGCGAACGCCCACACGGTCCAGTACCGCGACGCGACTGGCCCGGTGCTCCTCACAACGGCGCTCACTGCGTCGAAACGTCACCTCGTTTTCTGCCGAGCACTCGGCGGGAAGTGGGCGGCTAACGCTTACGTGAGTCCGTGATGCGGACCAACAGTCAGATCGGAAAGGACTAGACGATGGCCGCGCTCACACCAACCGTATTGATGAATCTCGAGTCACGCATGAGCGTGATTACCGAGAACGAATACAACCGACTCACGCAGACGCAAAACCTGTGGTGGAAGCTGATCACCCGGACGCGGACGACAGAGATGGCGCGGGACATCGTGACGTGGCTTCTGTCCACGGCGATGATCTCGGACGAGGGCAAAGGCGGAAATATCCGCTTCGAAGACCTCGTTTCGCAATACACGACGATCGAGCACGGGTTCAGCGGCGCCGGCCTCAAGCTGACCAAAGCACAGCTGACAGACACGGATGGCGGCGGGTTCGATCTCGCTGGCGCATGGTCGTCGGACATCGGCGCTCAGATGGTGTACTACCCTCAGCGGCAAGCTTCCGACTTCCTCAAGAGGGGGCATCTCGCGTCGATCTACAAGGCTTATGACGGCAAGCCATTCTTTGCCGTCGATCACCAGGTGAACCCTTACCGTGCGTCGGCTGGCACGTTCAGCAACCTGTTGAGCGCACTCCCGATCGACGACTCCGTTTCGCCAGAGACAGCGCTACAGAATCTGCAAAAGGTCTATGCCGCGATCGCGGGAGTCAGAATGCCGAACGGCGTCGATCCTCGGTATTTGCGGCCGGTCGGACTCATTTGCTCGCCGCGGCTCATGTTCCGAGCTGTCATGCTCACCGGCGCGAAGTACATCCCGATGGCAACAGCTGGCGGCGGCGCCGCTCCGGCGGACGTCGAAGCGGTGATCAAGCACCTCGCATTTTCGGCCCCGATTCAAGCCGACGAGCTCGCCGGATTCGAGGACGACAAGACTTACTTCGTCGTGTGCGAACAACTCGCCTCAAGCCAACTCGGCGCGGGCATCTTCACGGAACGCGAGCCGTACCAGATCAACTATTACGGCCCGCAGACCGAAGCCATTCTGAACCGCGCCGACGAGTTCGAATGGCATTGCAAGGGTCGCAACGGCTACAGCGCGGGTCACCCGTTCTTGCTGTTCAAGGTCAAGGGCGTCTGAGGTGTCTTCCTATCTGACTGTCGAGGAGTTCAAGCTCCGAACGACGATGCACCCGTCCAAGGTTGCAGCGATCGACAGTCAGCAACCTGGATTTGTCGCGATGCAAATCGCGATCACGTCCAGCTGGATCGAGGCGCGACTAGCCAAGCGCTACAAGGTGCCGTTCTCCGCACCCTACCCGGAGCAGGTCAAGACCTGGACGACGGCGATCGTGACGCTGAACCTGTGGGAACGGCACGGCTACGACCCGACCGATCCCGGTATGGCGACGATGATCGCCAACTCCGACGCCGCCGCAACGGAAGTGAGAGAAGCGGCGGACGGGCAGCTCGCGCTGTTCGATCTCACCAACGAGAGCGGCGAGGCGTCGCTCGTGTCGAAGGGGACGCCGCGCGCGTACTCGGAAGCGTCGCCCTACGTCGGCACGGATGTTCGACGCAACGCGGGGCGGCGCGAGGATCTGAACCGTAGGGGAACCTGAGCCGTGAACGATGGTTTTGCCGAGCTCGACGCCATGATCGCGCGCATCCGCAAGCTGCCCGAGCTGGTGCGCTCGGCCGCGCCGGAGATTGCCGACGCTGTGCACGCCGAGCTCGACAAGACCATCGCGCGCGGTGCCGACGCGTACGGCACGCCGTGGAAGCCGCGCGAGGATGGAGGCAGGCCACTGGTGACAGCTGGCAAGGCGCTCGTCGTCGTCCCGGTCGGCAAGTCGATCGTGATGAGACTGTTCGGCCACATCGCGCGTCACCACAACGGCCGTGCCAAGGGCGGCATCTATCGGCGCGTCATTCCCACGTCGGGAACGCTCCCTGACTCCTTCAATCGGGTGATCAAGCGCGAGCTGGTCGCGCGCTTCGACGCGATCACGAAGGGGTCGTGATGGGAGACACTGCGATCAGCACTCTGTTCGATCTCGTCGCCGACCGCTTCACTGCCGAGGGTACGGACGCGGTGATGTTGTTTGGTTGGCTCGCGGCGGCGCAACAGATTCCCGGTAACCACATCGTGTGGAGTCCTGGCGACACGGGCGGCGTGCTTGGCGCATGGTTGCCGCCGAAGTATCCGGGCAGGAACCCGCGCACGCTCGCGAACCTGGCCGAGCTTGTGACGATCGAGATCGCCGCCGTCGACAACGCCGATCACACCAACGAGCGCAAACAGTACCTCGTCGCGCACCAGCTCTTCGAGGCCACCATGCGAGCAGTTCACCTCGCCGCGCATGGCACCTACAAGATGCTGTCGGCGACGTGGATTGATCCGAAGACCAAGCGCTCTGGCGCCGCGCTGCGTGTCGTGATCTCCGTAGAATCACCCATCGTCGATACGGCGCGCGGCGTCGCGCCCGTCGACACTGGCGCGCACATCGGCGTGCATTCGCTCGACGTCACCGAAATAGCCGAAGTGACCCCCGCGTAAGGAGCTGGCCGCATGTCCTCACCGAAAGTTACGACGACCGAACTCGACGGCGCGCTTGGCGTGCTCCCGGCGAGCGCCGGCAAGCTTTACGCGCTCGCCGGAGCGGCGACTGCGGGACCGATCAACACACCGGCCTCCTTCGGGCGACCCAAGGACGTGATCGCGACGTTCGGGAGTGGCGCGATGGTAGAGGCCGCGTGTCACGAGCTCGAAGTGCACGGGCGGCCTGTTCTGGTGTGTCGCACGGCCGCCAGTGTGGCCGGGCTACCTGGCACGCTGGACGACGATCTGTTCGCCGGATCCAGCGCCGTCACGGTTGATGCGGCTACGCCGAACGACGACTTCGAAGCCGTGTGGAAGGCGATCACGGGTGGCACGATCGGGACGGCCGGTATCACCTTTCAGTGGTCACTCGACAACGGCCGTACGTGGTCGCCGATCACGAACCTTGGCACCGCGACCACGTTCGAGTTCCCCGGTACGGACGGCCTGGCCGTGGACTTCGCCGCGGGCACGGTGATCGCCGGCGATCAAGCGTCGTTCCGCACGACGGCGCCGCAATGGAACGCAGCGGACCTCGCCGCGGGCATCGACGCGTTACGCATGTCGGCGGTTGCGTGGGAAGTACTCCACCCGGTCGGCGCGATTGACGGCAACGCCTTTGACACGCTCGAGACCAAGTTCGCGGCGATGGAATCCGTGGGCCAATACCGCATGTGGGAAGGCAACACGCGCATGCCGGAGGCTGGCGAGAGCGAGGCCGCCTATCTGACAGCCATGAACACGATATTTGCGAGCAAGGCGGCGCGCTTCGGCGCGCTCGACTATGGCGCCGTCAAGCTCACCTCGAGCGTGTCGGGCCGCAAGTATCGGCGACCTGTTTCCTTCAAGACGGCGGCGCTGCACGCGGTGGTGTCCGAAGAGATCAACATCGCGGACGTCAACCTTGGACCGCTACTCGGCGTGTCCATTCGCGACGCGAACGGCAACCCTGACGAGCACGACGAGCTTCTGTATCCCGGCGCGGATGATGCGCGGTTCACCGTGTTGCGCACATTCGAGGGTCGGCAAGGGGTATACGTCAACCGCCCCCGGTTGTTCTCGGCGGCCGGGTCTGACTTTCAGCTCGTGCCGCACCGTCGGGTGATGAATCTCGGGCGCGCTGCGCTCGATCAGTATTTCCAACTCCGGCTAAGTCGGCCTGTGCTCGTCGATGCCTCGTCCGGGTTCATCCTCGAAGAGGAAGCTCTCGAGATTGAGAGCGGCGCGCTTGCTGTTCTGCGCGCGACCATCATGGCGAAGCCGAAAGCGAGCGGTGTCCTGTTCGTGCTTTCGCGGATCGACAACTTGCTGTCCAGCAAGACGATGACCGGAGATGCGCGGATCATCCCGCTCGCTTACCCGGAGTTCATCAACATCGGCGTGTCGTTCTTCAACCCGGCCCTGCAAATCGTGGCGGTGTAAGTCATGGCTGATTCGATCATCGTCAACGGCAACCAATACAATTGGGGCTCGCTGATCGCGAAGATCGCGGGCGAGCCATACAGCGGCTTCACGGCGATCACGTACGCGGACAAGCGCGAACGCGTGAAGGGCTACGGCATGGGCCGGCACCAAGCCCCGCGCGGACGATCGGGCGGCAAGTACACCATCGAAAACCCGAAGATCACCGGGCCGGTCGATTCCATGATCGCCCTACGCGCCGCACTCGCTGCACGTTCGCGAGACAAGGTGAGCTACGGCAATGTCGCCTTCGAGTGGGTGTTGCAATACGTCGAAAACGACATGATCCCGATGCACGTCGTCCTTGAGCGATGCGTCGTCGTCGGCTTCTCGGCCAACCACTCCGAAGGCCCGGACAACCTGCTCGAGGAGTGCGAGCTCGATTGCATGCTCATTCGTCGCAACGGCCTTGTGCTGTTCGATCAGACGAAAGGATCGCCGTGATGAGTAACGAAGCCATTCCGCTTCACGCCGTGGAGCACGCGGCAACCGCGGCTCCCGAGCTCACCCAGCGCCTGGCCGAGATCAAGGCGCAGCGCGACGCGCTCGAGAAGCAGCGCGCCGAGCGACTTGAACGCACGCGACTCGAGGACGAGATCGAAGCCGAAGCGCTCAAGCTGAAAAACGATCAAGCGCTCGAGTGCCTCGAGTCTGAGCACGGTGTGCTCGGCAAGAAGATCGCCGCGGTCTACTCACCGAGCGGCGTGATCGTCGTGAAAAAGCCGAACGGAATCTTGTTCCGCAAGTGGCAAGACGAAGCCAAGACGACGGCCGCGTCCCTGCTCGCCTTCGTTCGCCCGTGCGTCGTCTACCCGGACAAAGCGTTGTTCGACGAGTGGATCGAAGAGCACCCCGGACTACTGCCATTTCTAGGTGATTCGGTGTGCATCCTGGCCGGTGCGCGCGCGGAGGAAGCTCGGGGAAAATAGTCACGCTGAGGGCGAGGGCGCGCGACGATCTAGGGCTCGCCGCCACATGTCTGCTCTCAGCGCTCGGCCGTGAGTTTGACGACTTTGATGATGAGTACGCGCGCGCGTTTGTAGGTGCCACGATCATCGTGGAAGAGCTGCGGGCGATTCGGGCCTTACTCACCGCACCGGGGTGAATGCCATGGCGGACCAACAGGCGACATTCGCGATCAACCTGGAAGACGGCACCTCGAGCGTGTCAGAGACGGCTGCGGGCGCGCTGAACAAGCTTCGTAGGACGGTCGAGAGCGACACGGCCGCGATCACCGCGCTCAACAAAGCGATGAAGAACCTGCAACAGGGCAACGTCGTCAACATCGCCCAGTTTCAAGCGCTGCGCGCCAAGTTAGACGCGAAGAAGCAGTCTCTTGCGCAAGCACAATCGAGCTACATCGCGCTCGGCGGCTCGCTGACCAACATGAAAAGCAAGTCCGGCGCGGCCGTGAGTGCCTTTCAAGACCTGCAAAAGAACGCGGCGGCACTGCCCGGCCCGGTCGGAGCTGTCGCGGCACGGTTTCAAGCGCTTAGCGGCATGCTTGCGGGGGGCGCGATTGCGCTCGGCATCGCCGCGATCGTGGTCGCCATGGTCGCGCTCACCGCGGCGGCCGTGGCGGCAGGTGCGGCGCTGTTCAAGTACGGCCTTGCGCAAGCTGACGCGGGACGGTCGGAGCTCTTACGCATCGAAGGGCTTACCAAGATGCGCAACTGGTATGGGATCGCGGCCGGCAACGCACAGGCGATGCAATCGGCGATCGATAAGGTGAGTGCATCGAGCGCCCTCGGTCGCGACAAGATCGCGGCCTACTCAGATCAGCTCTACAAAATGCACCTACGCGGCGACAACCTCACCGCGGCGCTCGAGGCGATGGCGATCAAGGGCGCTGTACAAGGCGACGCCGCGGCCTCGCACTTCGCCGGGTGGGCGGCCGGCGCGGCGATGGCCGGGCAGAGCGTCAAGAAGCTCGCCGACGACGTGAAAGCACGCCTCGGCGGCATCGCGGCGGCGCAAATGCTGTCGCTCGACGTCCAGACAAGGAAATTTCACGAGTCGCTCTCTGCGCTGTTCATTGGCGTCAATATCGACGGTGCGCTCAAGGCTTTTGCGAGCATCACGGCGCTGTTTTCACAGTCGACGGCAAGCGGTCGAGCGCTCAAGTCGGTTGTGCAAGCCATTTTCAAGCCGATGTTGTCGGCCGTGGAGACGCTCGGCCCGGTCGTGAAGCGCTTCTTTCAAGGCATGGTGATCGGCGCGCTTCTGATCGGCATCGGTGTGCTCAAGGCGCGCAACGCACTACGCGATACGTTCGGTCAGCCGAAGTTTTTCAAGGACATGGACGCCATGTCCGTCGCGTTGAAGCTCGGCGCAACCGCGATCGGGCTTGTCGCTGTCGCGTTCGGCGCTGTCGGCGTGGCGATGTTGATCGCGCTGACGCCGATGGTGCTGATCGGCGCGGCACTGTTCGGGATCGGCATGCTCGCCGCCAAGTTGATCGGGCTGTTCGTAAAGCTCGCCGTCGGTGCCGCGTCGCTCGGGAAGTCGATCGTGCTCGGCATCGTAGACGGCATCAAAGGCGGGGCCAAATGGGTAATCGACACGGTGAGCAACCTCGGCGGCATGGTGTGGGGCGCGTTCAAGAAAAAACTCGGCATCGCCTCGCCTTCGAAGGAGTTCGCCAAGCTCGGAATCGCGATACCGCAAGGGATCGAGTCCGGGGTCAAGTCTGGTACGCCCTCCGTGCGTCGGAGCGTGACCGATATGGTTTCCTCGCCGACTATACCGGATATCTCTACCGCTGAACCTGGCGCGCGCGGGCGTGGTGCTGGCGCGTCGCAATCGATCCACGTCGAGATTCACAGCCTCACCGTGCAAGCGACCGGCGACCAGCCGTCGAGCATCGCCGCGGACATCAAAGCCGAGTTGCAACGTGTGCTCGAGGGCGTCGCGATCGAGTTCGGCGTGCAAGCGACGGTGACGTGATGGCGTGGAATCCCATCACCGACCCGTGCGACTACATCACGCTCGCGCAGAGGAAGTCGCCCGGGCTCGCCGACATTCGCGGTGCAGGGTCACCGCGCAAATGGAATGACTCGAGTCCGGCCGGCTCGAGCGTGTACGTGGGCCGAGCGCTCTCGCACTTTTCCGTGGTGCTCAGGCTGTACACCGAGGAGGACTGGGCGGACTGGCACGCGTGGAAAGGACTGGTCCAGAAGCTTCCGCAGCATCGCGGTAAGGGTAAAAGCGACTCAGGCGCCATGGACATCGGGCACCCGCTGCTCGAGGAACTGGACATCAAAGCCGTCGTCGTCGAGGACGTGTTGGTACCCGAGCAGACCGATGACACGGTGTGGACGATCGAGATCAAGTTTCTCGAGTTCCGCGAGACGAAGCAGGTGTTCGCGAGGCCAGAGGCCGCGAAGGCGACGCCCGTGGATCCGATCGAAGACCAGGTGATCAAGCCACTGCTCGATCAGTGGCGTTCGCTCGCGAACGACGGGCCGCCTCCTTTGCCGGTGCCGCCGTGAGCGAGACCTACGCCGCGATCAATGGTGAGCGCCTCACCGCGGTGAACCTTACGGCCGGCAACATCGGGCCATGGTTTGCAGACTGTGACTTCGAAGCCGATCCGAAAGTGTCAGGCCGCGTCACGCTCACGATCGGCTCGCTCACGTTGATCGGCGCTGTCGACGCCAAGACGGCCGGAGACTTCGGCCTCCAGCGCAAGGTGCGCGTGGTCGGCGGCGCGGGCGGATGGGGATCGAGCGTACCGCCGAAGTCGTATGCGAACGACGCCGGGCTCAAGGCGCGTAACGTGGCCGAGGACGCCGCGCGCGACGTCGGTGAGTCGCTGGCCTCGTTCGTGCCCGTGGCCGAGCGCGTCGGCCGCGCCTACGTCCGGCAAGCTGGCCCGGCATCGCGTGCGCTCGAAGACGTGATCGGCGACGTCGCGTGGTGGGTCGACTACGACGGGCTGACGTATGTGGGCCCTCGTCCAGCCACGGCCGTCGACGCGAAGGCGTACACCGTTCTGGCGTACGATCCACGCGACCGAATCGCGACGCTCGCCGTCGACGATCCCGGCGCCGTGCGCATCGGCTCCACCATCACGGAGCGCCTGGACGGCCCTCACACGGTGCGCTCGCTCGAGCTGCGGGTGACGTCGAGCGAGCTCCGAATCGTGGCATGGTGCGGCGGACACGAGGCCGGTTATGGCCAACTCGCGAGCCTGCTCCGACGGATTGCCGACAAGTCGACCGATCGACGTGTCTACGGAACGTACCGGTACCGCGTCGTCCGCCAGCTGGCCGAGCGCGTGGAGCTGCAAGCCGTACGAAGCGCAGCGGGCCTGCCCGACCTGCTCCCCGTGTCCATGTGGCCCGGCGCTCCCGGCGTGTATGCCGAGCTCGCGCCCGGCGCCGAGGTGCTCGTCCAGTTTGTCGAGGGCGACCGGACGTTGCCGATCATCACCCACTTCGCCGGCAAGGGTGACGCCGGGTTTGTGCCCGTGTCGCTCGTGCTCGGTGGCTCGACGGGACCCGAAGCCGCGCGCAACGGCGACGCTGTCGAGGTGCTGTTACCGCCCGCGGTGATCACAGGAACGATGATGGTGGGCACGGTACCAACGCCCTTCACGGGCGTCATGACGACGTTGATGGGCAAGGCGCTCGGCGCCATCACCGCGGGCTCGTCGAAGGTGAGGATCGCGACATGATCACCTATTGCGGCGAGCTCACGATCGGCGGCGCGCTTCCCGGTGCGCAAGCGGCGGCCGTGGCCGGCGTGTCGGGCATCAACGCCGCCTTGCCGGATATCCTGGCCAGGATCGCCGCGCTGCAAGCGTTCGCACCGCAACCGGTCTCGTTCGTCGCGCAACTGGCTCTTGCCATGCAAATCGTGACCGGCATCCAAACCTCGATCGCGCTCGGCATCTCGCCGCCGTCGATCGCCGCGCAGCTCGCCGCCGTCGCCGCCCTTGTTGCCGACCTGCTCGCGATGGTGACAGACATTCACGCGCAGCTCGCGATCGTGCTCGAGTTGCGAGGGCTGCTCGGCGCGGCCGGCATCCATGCGTACGCGTTCGCCGGACAGTCGGGTAACCTCGGCGGCGAGCTCGCGACCGCGCTTACGACGGGCACGCCGGGAGGCTCGGCGGCCGACGCGGCGAACGCCCTGGTCCTCGTGACGACGTTGCCGGCAACCTGGACGGCGCTCTCGCAGATCGCGCGGGTGACGCCATGAGTCAGATTGTGCTCGACGCCATCGACTGCGAGATGGCGAGGCTCGAACCGCTCGTGCACACGCCGAGTGGAGACCTCGGCTACGGCGTAGATCTGTCGTGCGTCATGGATGCCGACGAGAACCTGACCGAGGTCGATCCCATGTCGCCGCTCGGCATCGGGCAAGCGACGCTTCGACGGCTCATCACGCCTCGCGGCTCGCTACAGGATGCACCGAACGACGGCATCGACATTCGCAGCTACTGCAATCACGGCGTGCCGGCTGATGAGCTTCGTGACTTGAGCGGGATACTCCGACTCGAGATCACGAAGGATGACCGGATCGCCGACGCCACGGTGACGGTGACGACGCCGTACGCAAACGCGCTTCACGTCGACGTGAGGATCACTCCGGAGGATCCCGCGCTCGCCGCATTCTCACTCGTTTTCGCGGCAACGCCCGACGCGCTCACCGTCGAAAGGCTCGGCTAATGGCTTTGATCACGCTAGCCGAGCTCACGACACCGCTCACCACTGAGCAGGTGCGCGATCGTATCTACAAGATCCTTGCGTACGTCGGCGTCAACACGACGACGTGGAAGCCGGGGGCCGTCGTCCGCACGATGATCACCGGCGTGGCAATCGTCGCGTCGGGCTACTCGTCGCTCCAGGCGTTGATCGCGCGCTCTGGCTTTCTCGAGTTGTCAGAAGGGCCGTGGCTCGCCCTCGTAGCGAAATACGTGTACTCCGTAGATAAGGAATACGCGTCGTTCGCAGAGGGCTCGGTCACGCTCACGAACACGGGCGGCGGGAGCTACTCGATCGACGTCGACGATCTCACGGTGAGCAACGCGGCCGGCAAGACCTACCGCAACACTGCAAGCTTCACGCTCGGTCCGCTCGCAAGCGTCAACGTTCCGATCCGCGCCGTCGAAGCGGGAAGCGCGTCGAGCTCGGGAGCGGGCACGATCACCACGATCGAAACTACCCTGCTGGGCGTCTCGTGCACGAACGCCGTGAGCGTCGTCGGCCTGGACGAGGAAGAAGACCCGGCCCTCCGACTCCGGTGTGCGGAAAAGCTGGGCGCGCTTTCGCCGATGGGGCCGTGGGATGCGTACTCATATGCCGCGCGCAATGCTCGTCGCGCCGATGGCTCGCGTGTCGGCGTGGCTCGCGTGCGCAACACGCGCGACGGCTTCGGCAATGTGTGGACGTATGTCGCGACGAGCTCGGGTGTCGTCACCGGCAGCGCCGACGATCCGGTCACGGATCTCGGGATCGTCAACGAGGCGATTCAGCGCCTCGCTGCGCCGCTGGCCATCACCGCGCATGTCGCGAGCGCTACCGCCGTGCCGCTCGGCGTGACCTACAAGGTCTGGCTGTACAACACGAGCGGGCTTGCCGAGGCGCAGATCAAGGCCGCGATCGAAAAGAGACTGATCGCGTTCATGTCGGCGCAACCACTCGGCGGCAATGTCATCGGGGCGAACCCCGGCAAGGTATTCGTCGACGCCATTCGCACCACGATCGGCGCGACGCTTCCTCAGATCTTTCATGTGGAGATTGCGACGCCCGCGGCCGACGCCGTGCTGATGTTGTCGCAAGTGCCGGTGCTCGGCCTGGTGACCGCCGCGTCTGTGATTCAAGTGCCGCCGAACGAGGGGGCGCTCTAATGGCGAACTACTATCAAGGCACTGCCACGATTTGGGGCGTTCCGGCATCTTACTACCGATTTGGTGCGCGAATGAGCGTGAGTAGGTATCCGGCGGCCGGAGTGGATCTCATTCTCATGACTGATTTTACTGGTACTGGGGCCACGGTGGCGTGGCGGTCGCGGACATCTACGGCATCGAACCCGGCTAATCCCGCCTCGTATTCGCCCGGACCCGAAAACCTCTCGATCGTTCCGTACGGAACGCCTCAGTCTGGTGGCTCTAGCCCTGGCGCGCCGCAATGGGGTACCTATCCGTATTCTTCCAAAGGGCAGATTGAGATCCTAACGTCTACGTTGGTGGCGCTCGACCGCCCATTTGGATCGCTTCAATATTGCGATGGACAATGGTTCGCGCGGTGCCAGCCCAGGCATCTTCGGGTAGTCGCGCACGACACGATTCGGGCTGCATGGAATCGCGGGGGGGGGGAACCAAGTTACTGGCCAGAACCGAGATCCGACATTCAGGATTATGAATGGAATCCGTACAATCCAACGCATTACAGTTTTGATGATCCGAGTGTAGTTGTGACGGCTATCGAACCCGCGGCGGGAGACTTGGAGTGGGTGCTGTACGAAGGTGCAGAACCGGTCGATCCGTATCCGGCTGCAACCGTGCGCGACTTCAAGGTCACTGGCTTGACGATTGGCGCGCCGGCACCATCGCTCAAGTGTTCTGACTACGAAGTGACGCTCGATGGGTATGGCGTTTGGCGGCATCCCATGACGAGCACGGTCCCCGTAGCAGGCGCTGTGCCTGGCCCCGACCCGATCGACGTACCGATCGATGTCACGGTGGATCTCGTGAACGCCGGCGATACGGCCGCCGCGACCGCCGCGATTGAGGCCCGCTTTGCAGGACTACCACGCGGCGATTCGGTGGACGTCGGCTTCCTCGAGTTTGCGCTCGTGACCGCGATGATCTCGACCACGAGTATCGTGCTCGTGCCCGATTCCCCGCCGGCGCAGGCGCATATCCGCTACGTGCTCGGCACGCTCACGCTTACGACGCCACCGCCGCCCGTGCATGGTGGGCCGCCGTCGCGGCCCGCTACCGCGATGCGCACGTTCCGCGATGCCATCCGCGAGCTGTCGCCGCCGTGGCTTCGTGGGCCGGTGCTCGGCAAGACTCTGTATGCGATCGGCGCGCTGCTCGACGAGATGCAAGCCAACCTGGTTGCGGGCGTGAAGCTCCGGTTTCCTGGACTGTACAGCTACGAATCGCTGCCCCTGCTCGGCCGAGAGCGGCGTATTCGCCGAGGGCGACTCGAAACAGATGATGTGTACGCGTCGCGCATGTTGCCGTGGCTCGATCACCATCGCTTGCGCGGCGGACCTTACGCTTTGCTGCGCCAGCTCCACGCGCACTTTGCGCCGGCCAACTTCGCGATCGTCCTTCGCTATACCTCGAGCAGGCGCTTTTCCATGGACGTCGCGGGCAACGTCACACGCGACGATAGCGCGTGGAGTCCGCCGCATGGAACAACGCGTTGGGCGCGATGGTGGCTTTTCTATGACTGGCCAGAGCCCCTTGATACGGACGGTCTGTGGGGCGATCCCGGCACGTGGACCGACGGTGGTGTGTGGGGCTCGAACCTGTCGCCGACCGAAGTCAGGGATCTACGGATGGTGCCGCGAGAGTGGAACGCACAACACGCGGTCGGCTTTCTCGTGCTCGATAGTCCGCTCGAGACGATCACGATCGCCGTCGAAGGCGCATAGTCAGATTCACGGGGGGGCTTATGGCGCTCAAACGAGATCAGCATCCGAGTTACAGTCAAGCCGCGGTAAGTGCTGCAAGCCTTCGCGCCGCCATTCGCGGCGAGATCATGCCGATCGATGTCACGGCCACGTCGAAGACCTTCGCCGTGCCGGACGCGTGGAAGGGCTCACTCGTGCGCATCCAGGCGGATGGTGGCGACGTCTACTATCAGATCTCGACGACGGCTACGCAGGCGACGTGTTCGATCGCTGCGCGTGCGACTGAGGCCGGGTCGCCGATCGTGCTCACGGGGCCGGCTGCGGGTGGGTGTGTGAAGATCGCGAAGGACACGGGGGAGGACATCGCGTTTCCTGCGGATGCTCAGACGTTCGCGCTTATCGGCAGCGGCCCATGCGTGGCGCGCTGTCACCTGTCGGAGACTTGAACATGCGCCGATGCTTCGACGAGTCGGATCTGAAAGCACGCGAAGTGCTGAGGGCGCATGCGTTCGAGCGGCGGATCAATCGGCGTGGCGGTGCGGGGATTCGACGCGGTACCGGACGCGGTAATAGTGTCGGAGCACAAGGCGGGCCGGTACTGCCGATGGCGCTGCTCGGGTTGCGCAGCCTCACGAACCTGAACAACTACATCACCACGAACCCAGGTGGTGAGCCGGGCACGGCGAGCGGATTCGGGGTCGTCGAGTTCGTGTCCATTGATAAGCTTGGCGTGGCGCGGTTTCTGATGGGCCGGGGGACGAGCAGCATCACGACAGGATGGGCGTTTTTTTTGAACGCGGCGAACCTACTGTCATTCGTGTGCGCGTCGCAAACCAATACATCCACGTACTCGCCTGGCTATACGGTGCTGCCGAGCGACATGGGTAAGATCCTCTGTCTTGCTGGCTGGCTTGATGCGAGCGTGCCTGGCGCAGTCAAAGTACGATTGAGTGTCTCGCGTACGCAGCTCGGCAACGGCACGCCGATTGTAGGATTCGCGCCGCTCTCGCGACAGATGGTGATCAGCGGTTCAGCTTTCGACAACGCGAATCACGCGACGGACACCAAGTTTTTCGGCGGCGCGTCATGGCGTGGCAACCCGACCGAGGCAGATGTGCACGCGTACGTCGATGCGGCGCGCGATGCGTTCGCCGCTGGCGCGGAGTTGCCCCATCTCATCGGCGGCGCTGCAATCATGCACCGCACCGATCCGCGACAAGCGCTGGTCGGGCAGACTGTGGTTGATGGGCAGGTCGGGCCGGCCACCATCGCTGACTCGATCTCGTACGCGCCGAACGATGCGATGGGGCGCGTGGGCTCGCCGACTGTGGTCTT